CCTGCCTACTGAGTTCAATCAGCAGCAGTTCAGACTGCAGGCCACAAACACTGCAACCTTCCCATGGATGGCTGGCATTGCCTATCACTTTACTGAGTGGGAACTACACGGATGTGTGTTCACGTTCGAGTCCACAAGCAGCAATTATTCCAACAGCATGGCTTTGGGGACTTTAGCGATGGCAACTCAGTACAACTCCAATGAAGCACCTTACGCTAACATGGAACAGGTTTTGTCTGCCGCATACAACAGCCGTTGCAATCCATCAGAAAGCATGATGCATGGCATTGAATGCGACCCAAGCCTCCAGGCTAGCGAACATCTGTACACCCGGCGGTTAGGCTCGTTGGGCCCACCAAATCTTTACGACCATGGTGTGCTCACGATTGCGACTCAAGGGTTGCCGGCACCACCCGGAACTGTATTGGGCAGGCTCTACGTCAATTACGACATCGAGCTCAATATCCCAGCACTACCCACCACCAGTCCGTACATTGGGAGCGCGATGACCATTCTCATGACCGCGCCATCACCAGCAGATGCGCCTATGGGATCACTCAACACATTGCCGTCGGCTAGTGCCTTACCAGGCCTTAACTTTGCCCGAACGCCCGGCGAAGGTGTGAATGTTCTCTATGCAGGCATAAACTCTGGCCCAGTCGTACGACCAACGCTGCCACCATCTCAATCACAAGCTTTAGTAGCTTGGCTGACCGACAGTACACTGCAAGGTTCACAATGGTTGTCCTTCACTAACCCTGGCACTTACACTTTAGAGCTATCCGTTGGTGTTTCTGGGCAACCAAGCAACTTGTTCACTTGCACATCAGTCAGCACTGACGTTTCAATTACATCAACTTTCCTCGGCCTCGGCTGGTTAACTGGTGGAACTGGATCCTACTATCGCTTTGAGATCAAATGCAAATCCATCAACCAGTCAATACTGTTACAACGGCAATCACCAGATAATGCCATTACAATGTCAGTACTGACCGTCTGTGACACGTCCATGTCACAAAACTAAC